GTCATTAACCAATCTAAGCAATTGCTGTTTCAATCCGTCCGGAGAAACGTCAACGAGAGCGTAGGTTCTTTTCACATAACCATCTTCAAAGACATCAGAAGAAGCGGAGGCGCGTTCTTTCCCGGCGACGACTTGGGTAACGTCTTCGATCTTCGTCAAACCTTCCGCGTTCAATTGATCGTTTGACCACAGATTCCAAATCGCTTTGCCATGAACGACATCGCCAACCCTCACATCGACAGGGCCCGTAAATTCTTCTACAAGGGGGAGATCGAATGCGCCGTTGTTTTTCTGTTCAAGCCGTCCGTATGTCGTCATTTTTCTGGTTCCCTTAAAGCGTCCACATCCCGGCGCAGATATTTCAATTCAGCAATTATGCCAGCTTGTTCTTTTTGAAAATTGTTCAAGTTTTGAGGATCAAGCATGGTTTCGTGACGAGTGACAGAAATTTTCATAGCCGCTATTTCTTGACCGGCGCTATCAGCCTTTTCCCATTGCTGTTTATTTTCTCTAACGACTTGGTTCAAGCCTGTCTTCAACGTTGCTATTTGATAACGAGCAACAAACCAAGACCCGCCAACAGTTGCTATCACACTGAAAAGAGTAATCCACGGCAACAATTCTTGGATTTGGATTCCGGGCTGCATTTCATCCACCCGAATCCGTCTTAAAATCAGAGTCCCGAATGACTTCTTCTATCCGACGCACTCGCTCTCGAAGTTCCCGGCCTTCTTTCCCCGTGAAACGGTCAGCATCTTTGGTTTTTAATTCGACGATATCTTGCTGCATATATTTCATGGTGACGCTGATTCCTAACAGCGTTTTGTCGTTGCCGTTGACGGTTACTCCAACCCAACCTATCAAAAGGATGATAATCCCAACCAAAGCGGTCTGGGCGTGACGCTCGAACGTATTCGAAGGCTTGTTTTCATCTGCCATTTTTTTGATCGCTTTCCAGTTTAGATTTATCATCAGACGGTTCTTTATCCGCCCCCAACTCAACTTCACCCCGAAGCCGTTTTTCTAATCTTACACAGTATCTTGATTTCCTGCAAACATGACATTCAGCTAGATCATACCCTTCTTCGATCTCGCACTTGACATGGCATCAACTATTATCATCCCAACTAAAGTCTTGGAATGTATCTGCAACGGTTCCGCCGTTACCCATACAAAGAAACATACTTGCACTTGAGGTATCTGTAGCAGTCGCACGTAAAGTGTCATTTTCATAGAAAGTAATTGTACTTCCCACTCGCTCGATACGATGTTCATTAGTTGTGCTGGATTGGGTAAATTCTTGAGTGTTTTTGGAGTAGTAAAACTCATTAGGGCCAGTAGCACTATTTCTAATACTAAACCCATCATAACTGGCGTTTTGCAGAACGCCACAGTACTCACTACCATCTGGAGTGTAAGACCCAAGATCAGCTTCATCGAACACACCGATAGAATATGTCCCGCCAGTTACAGCAGGTGTCCAACGGATAACAAAATCACCAGTGAATTTAAACGTGCTCCGCATCCCATTTTCTGCACCCGCTTGGGCAATATCATCCCCAGAAAATGTAAACTCTTCGTTGCGATTTTTGAATGCGCCGGGACCACCATAGAAGGTGGTTGTGTCTAGTGGGCCAAAGGAAGCAACACTGTGCGCCCACTGAGAGCCGCCAGAAGCGGTAGCAGCTATAGCCAATAAATTTTGTTCGGTATCAAAAGCGAGGCTGGCCCCTGAGTGATACGCACCATCGCTTGCGTCTACAGCTTCATCGAAATCTTCTGTTAATCCCGTCCACGTATATGTGGAGGAACCCCCTCCGTTAAAGAAGTACCCGATGCCGATACCCCCTTCTGGAACAAAGAGACTGCTCGTGCTTGCTTGTACATTATCCTGTGCTGTGTGACTTGCTGTTATAAGGCAGTCGTAAGCGGCCCAAACACCGATGCCGCAATTGAACATACCCGCCGACCACGTTACAACAATATCTGCCGTAGTTCCTGTGGGGACCGCTGCCGCCCATATCTTACTGTGATTACCAGCATTGGCGGAAGAATGATCTATTACCTGTGCAGCACTTACTCCCCCAATAGTCACACTGCTTATGGTTCTCGCCCCGCCAGAAGTGGCTCCGCCAACCCCCACTACTACAATTCTGTTCGCATCCGCACTTCCGATGGCGGCACTTGGGAATGTGTATGCAGTTAGGTTAGATGTGGAGACGGGGCTGTCTGTAAGACTGACCGTTGCCGCCCCCCCGGCTGATGCGCCAAGCATAATCGCGTCACTGAATAAATAACAGCGACCTTTTGGGGTGTATTCCCACTCCCCGTTGTCAAAAATATCTGTGACAGACTTTGCCATTTATTTTACGTCCCCAGAATAAACGGCATCGATTGTTGAGGCGTCAAAGACTTTGTAATCGACACGATCTTTTGCCGACGAGGTCGTGGTTGCTGTGGGCGCTGTGCCACCGGGGAACTTCCACATCGTTCCAAAAGAAACTGTCCGGGAGCCGGTTCCGTCTTGCGGAATCCTGACCGAGCCCGCTTGCCCGGGAGCCGCCGCAATCGAAGATGGATTGGCAATAATGAGATTGCCGGTCAAGGCATCAAGCCTGAAATCGTTTGCGACATTAAAATCAAGCGCAATCGTGGAGGCATAGGCTACGGAAGATATTGCCGTCCGCTGCGCTCTCGAAAACGAATTATTCTCTGTTCTTTGGACAATCGCAGAACCAATAACCGCGACCCCTGCCGAAGACTGAATGTAAGGGATCACCGTTGAAGCTGTCATTTTGAAGACTTTAATGAAAGCGGTGTCGCCATTGTTTCTGACATTCATGACTTGCGCGGAGGAATCGGCATAATTCATGTAGGCAACGGTAGTCGAAGGCACCGCTGCCGATGAGTTGTTCGACAACGCCGCCGCGAAAGCAGCGTTCAAATCAGATCGGAAGTTCGCACCGCTTTGATTGGCTAGGTTGTAATCATGTTGGCTCATAATAAATATCCTTTAACATACTTTTGCGGCAACGTTAAGCGGCACTTGCCGCGACAACTTCCAATTTAGAAACGGCGATATTGAATGCGGGGTCAGATGTCGTAAGCACACATTGGAACTTGACAGCCCGTGCCGTGTATTCAGCACTTTCGATAAGATTCCAACTCGACCACGTAGGCGACCCCGTGGGATCATCGTCTGTTTCCGCGGCATAAACTCTGGCGTCTGCGGCTCCCGATACGTCACCATCGAAATCTTCCCAAAGATCGATGTTTGTTTCCCGGCTGTCAATGAGATCGTTGACGTTGGTAATTATGGATTCGATGTCGGTAGTGTACCGGCGACTTACAACGGAACCAAAATCAAAGGCTGCGCCGAAGACATAGGTTCCTGTGGCAGCAACTCCGCCATAACTATCCCAATCCGCGACAGAGTCAATGTCTGGGATCGTGTCAACGAGGCCGGAACCAACGAGAGTAATCACACCTCCGCCGGCTTTGATGTTCGTAGTCGATCCCGTGAATGCCGTGCTTTCGGTAATTGTTGAAGCCGGGGAGTAAATCTGAACCGTGGCTTGCTTTGTCGTGATGGTGGCAGCGGTGGCACTTTCAACGCCAGAACTATCCACCGCTTTCACCAAATACGTCCCCTCTTTTAACGGAAGAAGGGCTGTGGTTTCTGAGCCGGGGATTGCTGCCCCAATTCCGACAGACGTGTTCCACGCCCCTCCCGAAGTTGCGGCATCATGCCTAAAGACATAAGTTCCCCCTACTTTTACATCGAGGTCTGGGGTGGCGTCCCATCGCAATAAAGCGATTCCGCCAATTGCAGAAATTGTAAGATTTTGCGGCTCCGTTGGCGCGGCAAGAAGTCCGACGATTTCGTGATTAAGACGAAGCGTCCAATCAGAACTTACCCCCCAAAAAGATTGCGCTTTGACGCGGAAGTTATAAATCCCCGGCGCGATATCATAAACCTCATGCAGTGTCCCCGCTGTCTCTGCGATTGGGGTGTAGTCTTCGGTTACTGCGTTCCCGTCCGAATCCTGAGTCTTCTGACGATCAATAAAATATTTATCGATGAATGCTCCGGAAGGTGCATTCCACGTCAACGTGGCCTTTGCTTTGACGCCAGCCGAGCCGCGGGTGTCATAAAGTTCTTCGGTAACGTCAAAATTTTCAGGAGCATTAACGTCAAGGATATCTGGACTATTTGTATTGGGCGCTGGATCGACAACGGTTTCGAGGCCGCTATTCCAATCAAAGACATCGGAAGCCGATTCCCGTAATTTAACTTCACACCCTAAAATCGGGGGAGTTCCTATAACCGTCAACTTCCATTCCACGACTTCGAAAGCTTTTGTACTCCACCCGAATCTTGAATTCGTGATTTGTACCGTGTCACCGGCTTGAACTTGAAGAGCCCTTAATGAAAGTATTGTCGTAGCCGTGATTTGTTGGCGGTGGCGCTCAAGCTCAATCTTCGCCAGCCTCATCGCGGTATGGGGCCGATTAGTAAACGGAAGATCAAGCTCCCTAATCATGCGTTCGCCACCGTCTTCGGTTTCGTAGGTGCTGTTTGTAATCGGTGGATAATCCGATGGCTGATCCAGATTTAAAACCGATACATAAACACCTTTCACGGCATTGAAGCGGTCCCGGCGACTTTGCTTGGTCTGAACTTGAACAGGGGCAATGATATCGTTCTCATCAAGAATCAGGGACGGTTGAGGCCAAGCCGCGGCGATAACCCGCCACTGACCGCTGGCGTAAACTGCCCGACCACCCATAGCCGTGAGCATATTGCCGATGATTTTTGAAGGTTGTTCGTCGGCTTCTATCATTCCGTTAAGCGTAAACCGCGGTTCCCCGGTTTTAATCATGTGAATGGTGCCTGAACCAGCGTCAGATAACGCCACAGGCGTGTTGGCTATGGCATTGGCGTAGGACGTTGCCAATTTAGTCTTAACGGCTGTGTGACGCTGTGTGGGGATGACGTAATATGGCGTTCCCGCGACTAATCCCGTAGGAATCGCTCCACCTGTCGTCGAAACCACGATTCTGTCCCCGGTAAAAAACTGCGCCGTCGATCCCTGCAACGTCAAAACATCAGCGGAGGCGTCCACACTCACCACGCTTGCCACGATCCTTGACGTTGAAACAATTTCTTCCGCCGTGTTCGCGGCTGCATTCGTGAAGACATCGTTCACTTCCAACGTTGTGGCTCCACCGCCAGCGTCTACGGTTGACGTGACGAGATAATCCCTGACGCATAGCGCTGGATTTGGGGACCATGCCACGGTAGATGAATTTCGGGGGTCAGCAATCTTCTTGCCCTTTACCCAAGCCGAGACATTCGGAACCTGTGACGGATAAACGTCTTTATCGTATTCCATCCTGATATAGATTTTTGCCCGCCCCGTTTGCTTGTGAGTGCTTGTCCAGTTCGTCGTCGCGGAAGCAAGGTCAGGGAACGGTTGCCCGGTCCCGGCCCCAAGGTCTTTTTGGATGCGGGCTTTGCCAGAATACGTTCCCGAAGTCACGTTTCCATCAGCGTCCAAGGCTTCCGCTGGAATGGCTTCATCGCCAAAGAAAATTGTTTCGATGGCCTCGACTTCATGGGATGCAAGTGTGAGAACCATGTGAAGGAAACTGTTGTCGTTGGTGGTGTCCAAAAACGTCATAGGCCCTGACACCCTGACCTCTCCGTAAATGGTGCGCCAAGGCGTTATGGGTTGCCTGAATTGCTGCAAACGATCACGGGCTTGCGTTTCAAAGCTTCCAAGATTCGGGATTTTCGGCTTCGGTGACAGTGCATTTGCGACAAAGCCAAGGGCTATGTTGGCGACGAAAGAAAGCAATGCCGTTTGGGCTTCGGTAAAGCCGAACATCGTCACACCGCCTGCCCAACCAATCCCCGAAGATATAGCCGCTATAATAAGTACTGGTGGCATTACGAAATACTCCAAGCCCGTGTCACCGATGACACCGGCAACATAGACAAGCCCTTATCCGGATGCAACGCCAACACTTCCCTGCCGTTCAAAGATATGGCCCCTGCAATAAATTCACCATTCCAGTGAGCTATAACGGGATCACCGCGCTTGGCGTATAGAGGCGGAACTTCTTCAAGCCCATATATTTCGGCAGTCTTCTCAAGCGCCTCGACCACGCCGCCGCCACCGAAGCGTTTCAATATGGCAAGCGCTCCCTTTTTCGTCTTTGCCTTCCCGCGGTACTTGGCAATGGGATCGATGCCGGTAACAGCTTCAAACAAGTCAGCCGAAAACGTGCAGCAATTACATTCAGCCCAATCGAAAGCCATGCCATTGGCGGCATCAACAACATCAGAAAACCTATTAATCCAATCCGGTTGTTTCTTCATCCCCGCCCCCAAGCAATTTCTTTCAATTGAAGTGCTGGAACCTGATCGAACCCTGTATCGGTTGGATAAGATAATTTTTGATCTTCCCCGGTGTAGCGTCTTTCGTTCGAACGCTCCAAGCCAATGAGAACGTTTTCTGCCGCCAGCGAAACCGAAGTCAACTCCCCGGATTCCTCAATGTTCATTGTATCCATCCGGCCCTTGAAAAGTTGGACCCTGTCAACGTAACCGTTGTCCTCATCCATAAAGCCGAGCCAGAGCGTACAGGGCCGGTCCTGATATGGCTCCGTAAGCGCTGTCGCAATTATTAAGGAATCAATCCCGGACAATGAAAACGTAAGCCCTGCCGCTTTCAAGGTTTCGGTTTCTACTGTCGGAGTCACTGACCCAAGCTCCCCCGCACCGACAAAAATATCTCCGCCAACGGTAAGGTTTCTGTATCCGGTCCAAAGGTTTAAATCACCGCCATCAAATTCGAATTTCGCCATGAGAATGGGATAAACAATGGAGCCTTCGACTTGGGAAACAATTGTGGATGCAAGAGTTCTTGTCATAGGACCTCCACAAGCCCGAACGAAAACCCGTAGACGACTGTTGATTCATCCCATGACCGGATGTTTTCTATTAAACGGAAAAGCCCTTTTGCCGAAGCCACGGTGAGGGCATCATCGTTAGATGGCGATACCCGCAAATTAGGCCAGAGATTGAGAGTGAAATTTCCGGAACCGTCTGAGGTCACGTC